ACACACCTTTTATTAATGCCTGGTACACACGGATGGCCGGACAGGCGTTGGAGAATTAATGGCGTACTCATACACAGAGCACGTCGGTACTGCGGGTGGGACGACCGGGCCGTTTTCATACGGTCCAGTCTCCCTCCTGGAGGCTAATACCGAAGCTATTGCGACCCAGCTCAAGGTCTATAAGAACGGTACACTTCTTACGTTTACAACCGATTATACGATTGATACTCTTAATAAAGAAGTTACCACTGTAGCTAACATCTTCAATACCGACGTTCTTAGAATCGTTAGAGAAACGAAAGCTGACGCACGGTATGTCGACTATCAGGACGCAACCAACGTAACTGCTAGTCTCCTTGACCTTGATAGTAACCAACTGTTCTATCTCGTTCAAGAAGCATACGACTTGCAAACCGATGCAATGACTCGTGGTGCGGATGGTCAGTGGAATGCAAGAGGATACCGAATCGGCAATCTCTCCACAGCAGTAAACGGAACCGACGCAGTCAACCTTAATCAGTTGAATGCTGCTGTTAGTGGCGCTCTTCCAGCTACCCTTAGTGGTATCGGTACTATTGTCTATCCTGGTAACGGATCTACGACTGATTTTGCACTTCCTGCTGCTATCTCTACAATTACCGATCCTGGTGATGTAGAGGTTTATATCAATGGTCTTAGACAGCGTCCAACGACGCACTATACAATTGTTAGTGGTAATGTGAGAATTACGCCAGCTCCAGCGTCTATAGACAATATTATGCTGGCCTATTCTGAAGGTACTGTGTCAGCTCTGTTGACGGCTAACTCAGTGCAGACCCTGTCTATTCAGGACGATGCTGTTACTGCGGCTAAGATTCTTCAGGGATCGAATGGTCAAGTACTGGCAACCGTATCTGGGAACTCGGCTTGGACTGCTCTAGATTCGACGTATATTTCTAACTTTGATACTCAGGTTAGAACAAACCAGCTCAACCAGTTGGCAGCCGCTACTGGTAACTATAGCATGGGCTCTAACAAGATTACTAATCTTGCTACCCCAACAAGCTCTAGCGATGCTGCTAATAAGTCTTATGTGGATGCTGTTTCATTTAACAACCATGGTACCATGACCGTGTCTATCGGTGGTGGCGGTACTACCTGTACAGCGTCTATCTCCACTCAGCCGTTCATTATCGGTGCCGTCACACTTAATATTCCAGTTACCATTCCTGGGCCGGTGCAGAGAGAGCTTTGCTGTACCTTCTTGTTTAACAGTGGATCAACTTACGCTAGTACTGAGATTTACACAGCTGGTGGTACTACAAGATGGACGTTGGATGCCACTAGAACCACAGCATATACACTTAGCATTACTGGAACTGTTAGCTCCGGTACTGGTGTCTTTATTGCTGGATCTTCTAAATTCATGACTACTAAGGGAGTGTCGTAATGCCAGAACAAATTAAAATCAATCAGATTACTGCTACTGGCACTGCGAGTAATAGTACCTTCCTTAGAGGCGATGGTACATGGAACGCTCCCGCAGCTGGCGGTCGACATGAAACAAAGTTTATCTCCTTGACTGGTGGTACGGCTGACAAGACTACGAGTGCCTATTCATTCGTTGTCGGTCCTGTCATGATTGAGTTGCTTGTTGATAACCCACAAAGCAACAACGGTATTGATGTGTATTCAGTTCTTTGGACTAATATGCGAGCGTTTACCGGAAACAAGACTGACAACGTAACTAACCGATGGGCTAGAGGTCCAGGTAACGGTGGGTTCCTTCGCATGCAGTTGGATCGCACCACTAGTGGTACTGTAATCAATATTAGTCAGGCATACTCAGGAACTGAAACAGCCCCCGACGGAACTGGAATTGCTTCTATGACTGCGCTTAACTGGCCTAATCCAGGAACGCTGCGAATTACGGCATGGGAGGATGTCCAGTGACTCTTCAAGAATTATTTCAAATGATGGCTTGGGTCGGTATTCCAGTCATCGGTGGTATCGTAGCGTTGATGACTACCCTGTGGGGAATCAAAAGCGATCTTCGTCGAATTGAGGCTACCCTTGTTGGTAGACATGAGTTGCATGAAGAAAAGATTACTCGCCTTGAAAGACATTATCATGAGGTTAGAGGCGAGGTCCTTACTTTAAGAATTAAGATGGCCAAGATTGGAGGTCACGATGAACAAGGATGATAAGTCAGATGTCATGTGGCATCTCACTGCAGATGCTATTATTGATGCCATGAAAGATCCTGATCGCGTATCTCCTGGCTGGGCTCAAGCTGCTCTCCGTTTTCTTAAAGATAATGGAGTACAGGCTCTCGATTTGCCTACCGGTAAGTTGGAGCAAATGCGAGAAATTCTTCCATTTAAGAAAGTGTCATAATGAAACTACAAACTATTTACTCTTCTACAGGTCTCAGTATTGGTACTGGAACAGGGCCATCGGTACAGGCTAAATCAACCTTTGTTCCACAAAGCGTTATGATTCCTGTTGAGATCAGCTGCTCAACTACCATTCCTATTGTAACTATTCAGGGTAAGCTTTCCGATGCTTCGGCATGGACTGATCTTACATCTACCGTATCTGGAACAATTCAGTTGATTCCAAGATGTCAATTTTATAGAGTAAGTTACGCCAGTGCTATTGGTGGTGAATCCCTTACTGTTACGATCGGACTGCTATGAGTGTGCTAGCCGCCATACAATACGCGCTGTTTAAAGACCCAAATCACAATGTTTATGGCGGGACCGATGCTGCTCGTAGTTTGGCGGCAATTCGTCTTCCTGATAACTCACCATGGTCTAATAGTGGTTGGTGGGCTACGGCTGTGTCCGATTGTCCGCCCGGTGACGTTCCTGATAGTAGTCCTGGTGGTGGTGTTACATTCTTTGGTGGAGACACTATTGAGGTTTCCGGTACCGAGAACGGCGGCTCTACCTATGAGTACAACGGTAGAGGTCACATTAGAGATAACGGACAAGCTACTAACCCGTTTACAAATCTCTTAAATATCAGAGAATCTCAACTTTACTCTACACTATTAGAGGTTAGATGTAGAATCTACGCTGGATCCACAGACGCTATTTATTTCATTGGCCTCTGTAAGTCTGGTGCGGGTGCATCAACATTTGCTGGTTGGGAGCGTATGATCGGTATTACTAATACCACTGATACCGCTAACTGGAGAGCAACTACCATGCGTAATGCTACTCCAAATAATGGTACCCCGCCGGGGTCCACGCTAAAAAGTACCAGTCTTGGTTATACTGCCTCGGTATTTAGAAACTTTGTTCTTGAGATATCCGGAGGTGGTGCTTCAGCTAGATGGAGAGCCAGTTCCGGTACATGGACCAATAACAAAATTCCTATTGTTACCACAGCCACCAGTAGTGAACTTCTTAGTAGACGAGACGAGGGTCCAGTGAGCTGGGGTGTTGAGGTTCGTCATACTATGACGCCACCAACATCAGCAGCTACTCTAAGACTTAGTCGACTAAGCATTCACTGCTTTAGACCTGGTTTTATTGGTACTCGACCAAAATATCAGTACGAATCTTAATGATGGGGGGGTGGAAACGCCCCCTTATCGTTTTAAAACCCCTAGGATGCTATATGAGACATTCTTAGCATTCAGGGGTATGGTCGGAGGGGTTAAGCCTACAACGTCTCTAATAGGCTTATACTGGCTATTTCTATATGACCGATAATGAATACACAATCCTATTAAAAGAAGACTTTAGAAACTTTGCATATCGAGCATGGCAGGTACTGGGCCTACCAGACCCATCTAGGGTTCAGTACGATATCTGCGAGTTTCTTCAAAATGGTCCAAAGCGTAGAATGATCCAAGCTATGCGTGGTGCGGGTAAGTCATACTTGACTGCTACCTATACTGCCTGGAGGTTGTACAGAAACCCAGACACTACGATTCTTTGTGTATCTGCAGTACAGACCAGAGCTAGAGAGTTTATCTTGTTGGTTCGACGGTTGTTGGATAGTATGGATGAGCTGGCACACCTGAGGCCAGGAGAATGGGATAGAGACGGTGCAGATCGGTTTGACGTTGGGTGTAGGACTACCCCGAGTAAGAACCCATCGGTAGCCGCTTATGGTATTAAGAGTATGATCACAGGTACCCACGTGGATGTCATTATCAATGACGACGTGGAGATTGTTGATAATTCCAGAACAGTTGAAGCCCGTGACAATCTGATGCACAGGCTCAGAGAGTTTGAGAATATCTTAAATCCAGGAGGTGACATTATCTATCTGGGAACGCCTCAGACTGAGGATTCGGTGTATAACAGACTGGCAGAGCACTACGAGTGTAGGCGATGGCCAGCCCGGTACCCTAATCCAAACGATGAGCGCCAGATGCTAAGACTGGCTCCAATGTTATCAGATGACTTGGAGGCAGGGACACAGCAGTATGGAGACCCTACCTATCCGACCTATTATCCGGATAGCTTGTTGGTCGAAAGAGAAGCAATCATGGGGCCCTCCATGTTTGCTTTGCAGATGCTGTTGGATACGACACTGTCCGATAAGGATAGGTATCCACTGAGGTTGTCGAATCTGATGGTTTGGGACATGGCTGGTAACATGGCACCAGTCAACATGATCTGGGGTACCATGTACCCCGTGGATATTGAATGCCCAGGACTGAGTGGCGATAGGTGGTACTCCCCAGCCCACATGGATCAGCGCTGGGCTGACTATGAGACTAGTATCATGTACATTGACCCTGCTGGTAGAGGTGAGGATCAGACTGGATACTGTGTGGCTAGAATCCTTAATGGATTGATTCACATCCCAGAGTGTAACGGTCTGGAGGGTGGTCATGAAGACTCAGCCCTGATTAGTCTGGCTACCATAGCCGCCAAGTACGGTGTTAAGACCGTCATTGTGGAAAGTAACTGGGGTGACGGTATGTATGCCAAGTTGCTTATGCCTCACCTGTCAAGGATTGCTGGGTCGGTAGCCGTAGAGGAGAAGGCATCAAGAGGACAGAAGGAGCTGAGGATCATTGAGACCCTAGAGCCTGTCATGGCCCAGCATCGCCTGTGCTTCTCAAAGGATGTAGCCAAGAACCAGACCCTTGGTAATCAGATCACCAGAATCACCAGGGATAAGAACTCCCTGAGGCATGATGACCAGATCGAAGCCTTGTCAGGTGCTGTAGCTTGGTTCAGAGATAACATGTCCATCAATAGCCAGAAGAGAGCTGATAGTATGGAACAGCTCCAGATTGAGAAGGTAGCCAAGGAGTTCCTGAAGGACTGGAATAACCCAAAGGGATCTAGACTAGTCATGCCAGTCGCTGGAGGTATCCTGAGCCCTACAGCTCGCAGGGAATGGGAGCATGGTAGAAAGGCTACAGGTAGGAAATGGGGTAGTAGAGGTCGTTAAGTCCCTATTCTGTATGGGGTTACGTATGGTATACCCCATAGAATTCTCAACCTAATTACCTTACGCTATATGACCGGGGGTCAGACTATAGTATATCTATAGGTTATCTATAGTATACTATAGTAGAGCACTCCCTGTTCACTAAGCGACGTATCT